CGACTAACATCGAACTAATCTGAAAATCGTCAACTTCTTAGTTACAAAAATTTCGCACTAACCAGAGCTTGCAAGAGCAAGTCTGGGGAATGTACAAAAAATAACCTTGAAGCAATCCTATGGATAGCGTCTTTCAGACTAGCTCGGAGCTCAAACTCATATAAGATATGAGACACGACATCGACCATCGTGTTTTAAATTTAGAGTCTTTCGACTATGCTCCCGTAGGGAGCGAACTATAAATGTACATGGTGGGTACATTCATAAAAAATACTGGTGAATAATCAGGACCAACTTGAAAAAATAATTTCCAATAATCATAATGTATTGTTGAAGAAGTATTTGTAAGATACTGGACTCGCACAGCATCAAATGGATTTGACACTCCTGCAACACGGCGTGATGGTGCCGTCCCAAGAAATGTCCTTTGAGAGTATTGTGGTACATTCACACTTATACCAGTTTGCGTTCTTTGATTAATTAATAAAGAACCCGATGTTGTTGCATAATTTGACATGAAAAAAGCTAATTTTTTATCAGAAGATAATAAATCAATTTGAGTACTTGTAAAATCATAATTTGGACCTATGAGCAAAGCTTTAGGACGTGTTATTAGAATAGAAGCTGGATCGAATCCATCAAAATCCATTTTCCAAGTGAATGAACCTCTTTCACCTAGAAAACATTGAGAGATTAAATGATATGGTGTTGTTGTAACAAAATTATATTTTGCTATACCTGCTGCAACTATTTCATTTGCTAAATCGATACCGTTGGGGTCAAATCCCTTATATAGTGGTCTACGATTCATAGTCATAACGTTGTGTTCTGTGTGTGATGTATTAGTTTGCTCATGCACAATTCTTGAGAAATTACATCTCATTAATAGTGAACGTAGGTTAGAAATTTTCTCTCCCATATAAATTAAATTTATATGATCATCAACTTCGGATTTACCACCAAAATTAATTTCTTCTACTTCTTCAATAGTACCTTGTACGGTGAAGAATTGCAATTTCTCATCAATATCTTTTGGTTGCGCAAATTCTAGGTTTTCTGCTCCTCTAACTGATACTAAAACGTTAATATCAGCAGATAAAACAGGTGAACTTTGCGCATTTAATACTCTTACTGTAAAAATACCATTTACAGTATCACTAGTATCAGGTGTTAACGTTGCCACTTTGTACATTACTTCAGTGTAATCTTCAGGTGTGTGTAAATATGCGGCACGTTGAGTGTATGGAATTCTAATTGATACGTTAGTTGTCTCGGTAATATCAATTATGGAAGTGAAAACTTCGGTTGACGAATTATTCGTATTAGAAATATCACCAATTGGATCCCATGACACACGCAATCTTCCTCGATGAAAATTAGAACATATAACTTTCAAATCGAAGATTATATCACCTCTCCAATATTCGAACATATTGGCACACAGATACATAGGAGTACCATTAACTGCCGTTTCACCTGTTCCAGCAGTATAAGATGCCATGTAAGGAGAAACATAAGAGTTCCAAAGTAGTGTGCCAGGTCCCGATGTTGATGCCCATGTAAAAGTTGTCAAATAGCTGGGATGACCAACAAAATTTGATACGACTAGTGGTTCTGCATCATTAGTACCTAGACATGTGTTGTTTACAGTGAGTTCATTCTTAGAATCTATACACAATCTTTCAGTACAATCACTTATATCAGATGTAGCTAAACCGTGAAATGGTAGATTTTTAAAAGCTTGTACATCGGAAATCACTGGCACTTTAGAATATCCAAACATGGCAGCAATATTAGCAACCCCTTCAGCAGCAATTGAAGTTGCAGTCATATAAGGACCAATAACAGGTAAATTAGATAATAATCCTGTCGCTCTAGCAATGGCAGTAGCTGGTTTAGAAACCACACCTTTACCATATTCATCAGCCTGTACTGCTAATTTGACTGTAAGACCAGCTAATTCCACATTTTCAGCCCAAGCATAAACTTGGATATCTACATCTGAACCAACAACTGAATTTGCATTTAGTAAATTACCAAATGAATCTACGGTTATAGCTCCCATATTGTATAGGTCTGTTGATTCAGTGATATTTAACCATTCGAATGGATATATAAAAGGTAATATCATCTCCGCTCCCTCATTGTTCTGTGGGTAAACTTTAATGTTTGGACGCTGTGAGTATGGTACTAATCTATCACCGGCCGCTGGTGCCGAACCATATAGATCATTTAACGGTGAATATGAATACATCAAAGCTCCATAATAAAAGGGTGATGCATTAATCATTACTTTCAAGTGCAAATCACATCTTATAAAAGCATAATTATTAATCTTATTTTTAATTGATGTGTGACCAAAGAATGCTTGCCACGGTCGGAATGATGTATCAATGGATGTACCCACCGTCCATGATTGAGAATTAATCAAAACAGGTCTAGAAAGAAATTTTCCTATATCCGCATTAACACTTCCCGAAGGTTTATAAAGTGAATTGGTTTTTGGTACCATAACTGTGTTAGATATAACTTTATCATCAAATGTTACGTTAACTTGATCTTCAGTTGATTTTGACTCCTCTTCACGATCAGTACCCTCTGCTTGCACTACATAGTTTGATAAAGGTTGATGAATATTGTCAGTAAGGCCGACATAGCCTGCAGAGTTTTTACATGGGATTCCGCAAAGTCCCGACATATAATAAGAATTTGATAAATTCGTTTTTTGATTTTGTATTTTGACATTCGACATAAGATTTAGACCAACTGTCCTGCAACTTTACCGTTTTACACAAGCTTACAGTCATAAGCTTCACACAGTATTCTCTCACTACGATTTGTGAGAACGTTAATAAATACTGCTTCCTTGCAGACACAAGTGCTACACTTGTGAGTTTGATGTTTTAATTTACGACATAAAAAGGACGATATTTTACGCATTATACAGATTACTACAAATAAAAACCTGTTGTTCTAGTATGTTCCGACAGGAAAATACACTTCAAAAGAGTCACAATGTTTAGAACTCTGTTTGAAACTCATACACAATTCCTCGAACGTAGGAAAAGTACTATCCTCAACCCATAGATCCCATTTAAGATCTATAACGAGTTGTTTCAACATATTGAGTTTGATCTCAAATGTTTCCCTCCCATAGAAAAAATATTCTCGTAAAGCAGTAGAAATTACTGAAATGCCCTGAGCTTCCTCAGTTACTGATTTGGAACGATTCCATATCATCAGCATTTTTTCAATGGATTCATGGTCTAATGGGGCAACCATGCAACCTAGATCTTCATCATGTCTCCATGTTCTTTTCAAAAAAGAAGCATCATTTATATTTATAAATGGTACGCTTTCTGCTTCTTTATCTGCCATAGTATAAACAATATCTAATTCTAGAAATTTGTTTGCAATAGCTGTGTGGTTGAACCAACTCGCTTTGGGGTTCACTGACATTATATTATCGTCCCCATATGTCATTAAACTGACATTTTGTTTAAAGTCATCAACCTTGCTTTCCGGATGTAACAAAGCGTAAACGTATCTCATTCTGATACAATTCACTAAACCATTTAAGATTACTGTCAAAGGATTTCCGGATGGGTTTGAACCAAACAATTGGATCAAATCACCATTAAATTCAACAAGTGCGAATGCGGTATCTTCTCCTATGCATCTAACAACTTGTAAATCTTCTTCGGTGTAGTTCCCTGATAATTTTAGAAAACATATGATGATATCAAAAGCTAATAATATCTCTTTAGGACTCATTCTCTTATCAAAAGCTTTATAGTCGCCTGCTACAATGTTTTCAGACCCATGTTTGACAATGTAATCATACATTTCTTGCCACTCGATAGATTGAGCAATCGTACCAGGAGCTGATTCAAAAGATAATCTCTCATTTTGAACTAAACGTGTGAAAGATAATAAATATTTTCTCACAACAATAGTCCAATCAAATGGTGCACCCGTAAAAACACGAGTCTTACCAATCTTTGCTTTCTTGTGTGATACAGGTTCATCTTTTAAATGCGCACAAAAATTTGGGTGTGCCTGTTCATTATTCTTGTATCTGGACATAATATCATCAACTCTGTCCATGATTTCATCATCCACTTCAACAGGATCCAACATACCATGCAGTGGTGGTATAGTTTTCATAAAGAATTTTTTGCTCATTTTCCATGGATTTCCGGCACTGGTGTTTCTATTAATTTTATCTATATAAGCCACTTGTGCACCATTGATAGCTGTGAAATCATCTAGAGGATGAAGCATATCTTTAACTTTAGATAATTCAATGGATGACAGCACATCCTCTATATAACCTTGAGCGCAAGCATCAAGTAAACCTGAATCCAATTTTGTTATGGGTTTAACCAAATCTTTTGCCGCTATATGCCAAGGCACCCAGGATCTCATTTCAGGTTTTGCAAACTTAATTTTATAATCCTCTTTCTTGAGATGCCCACTCATTGGTGTGGTAATGACTGAGGATTTACTTTTGCCTCTAAAATCTGTAAATGATCCATAAACATTAGCATTACCATCTTGCAAATACCTGAATACAGACTTTTTATGAAGATCTGTAACTTCTCTCTTCTTTGATGAACTAGATATGTTAGAAAAATCTCCCGATGATACATTAAATGGTGTAAGTGAATTGTAGATTTCTTGGACGAAATCACCATCTATGTTTGTTGCGTATGTTTCATTGGGGGCAAATTCATTAGCAAGGAAGTGTATTCCAACTATAGAATAGCCAAACGAACTATTGATAATGAGGGGGGTTCCACATTCTCCATCTATTGTGGGGGTTTCACATGTTCCTCCCCACAAATTGTTCCGTGATTCGATTTCATACTGTGTATTTTTTATTGTTGTTTCAGGCAATAATTTAATTTTCTTCACAGAGTTCAACCAAAATTTTCCTTGTTTGGTCTTGGAAGCATAGAAACCATTGAAAATTCCATTGGCACTTCCTCGTTGGAAGTATTGAACTATTTTCTTTTTTGGTGGTAAACATCGTAATGTTAAAAAAGCCAAATCCTTTTCAGGTATTCTGTGAACATCGTGCTCACTAAGATCAAAAGTCATATTTGAGCCTATACCTTTACTTTCGTTAAGAATAATTTCAATACTTCCACCTTCACTCAAATCAGGAATAGTATGATTGTTGGCAAGATATATATGCCCTCCCAGACATAATAATCTTCCTCCTCTGAATTTTTGATTCTTCATACCAAATATTTTTGAGGAGCATACATTTTGACCTATTTTTGTACAAAAGTCCGTGAACTCCATGCTCTTTGATGAAGAACTCTCACGTGTGAAATTAGCTGGGGACAAATCAAGCGAATTGTTATACCAAACATTTTCTCTACCATTTAGTTCTTCAATCGGTCGAGAACCGACACTCTCAGATACATCTCCTTGTGGCATAAGTTCTTTATAGGTCTTATAGGATGTTAGTATAAACGTAACAATTGTGATTAAAGGTACAAAAATTTTGGGTTGTTTTAGATTATTTTTCATTCTTTCACCCATATCAATCCAATTTTGCTTAGTAGTAATACTTCTGATCAAATTATTCTTTTCTCTATTGTAAGTATTCATGTTTCTTTCCATAGAATTATAGAAAGCATAGCACAATTGTAACCTTCGAAATAAAGTACTTCTCAAGATTGTCTTAATTATATAACATAAAACTAACATAATGATGGATATTAAAGTTATCTCCATATAACCTTGAGGTTTTAATGGGCACAAATTGTCAGGTAAACTACAACACATGCAAAGGTTAGTATCTTGCATAAGTTTGATGCATTCTTGGACTCTATTTTGATCTTCATTGAATTTGATAATAGCACTATTGAACCAAGTTAAAAGTTCTACCATATTCAATTTCTCATGAATGATTTCTATATCAGCATAATGTTTTCCTCGTGAAATAGACACGGGTTTAACAATTTCTACTTTGAAAAACCAAAGATCAGGATAAGCAGTATCAGTAGGAACTTTACATGAATTTAACATACCACGTTCATCTTTATACTCAGGCTTAACCACTGGAGTGATAATGAAAGGAAATCTTCTTTGAACAGCTGAGGGGCAAGAGAAGTAATGATAGGCATTCAATGTTTTAACGTTTGTTGTTGCTATCACTAATTTACCTTTGAAAGGTGTAGTACCTTTAAGTTCTAAAGAAGCTTGATCTGGACAAAAAGCTTGATTGTTCATGACTTGAATAATCATATTGAGAGATTTTGGATCACCGAGTGATGGATCTTCATTTGCTACATCATCAAGAATTACTGTATGTTGAGAAGTTAAGAAACCATTCCAGAATTTGGCAGCGGGATTTACGGTATAACGAAATTCATCACCACAAGGTAATTTTTGATTTTTTGCAAAATAAGTGCAAAGTATACTAGTTATAGTAGTTTTACCTATACCTGAATCACCAAATATAAGAAGACCCATAGGTGCTTTTCTGTTAGATCTTGCTGCTGCTTTTGTGTTGAGATCGTCCCTGATCATTAACATATCATTTAGTGTGAGTTTTACAACTTTAATATCAGATTTTTCTAATCTGAAGGAATGTTTGTCTATATTAGTTAATTTTTCAATTACTGCATCAAGTCTACCACGGAAATCAGATTCGGTAAAACCATTTGCTTCTGGATTGCATAATAGTGCCTGTTGACGTTGTAGAAGTCTACATTCATCATAAATGTCTTTATATGTACCACCTGAATGGAATAAACAAGAAATGTCACCGGTGAGATAAACTTGATATCCTCTTTCTAAAATGAAGAGAATAGTATCACAAATAACATAAACAAAATCTGTTTTCTTGTACATTTTCTTCTTCATAGCTACCTCTTCCAATTTTGAGTAACCTATTGTTTCAAAAGTCAAACCAAATTTGTCGAAAATTGACATGCTCATTAAGAATAAGCAACATTTGTATAGTTTAACAACTATTGGACTTTCATTGATATTTTTATATGAGTTAAGAAAACCTCTAGATGTTTCAAAGAAATCAGCTTGGGGTTTCATAGAATCGAATAAATTTTTTACAAAAGGTAATACTCTAGTGGAAAAAGTTTTAGCAGAAGATTCATTATATCTGCATTTGATAAATATCCTAACTGCTTGGAAGATAGTTTGATAACGAGACCAACCTTCTATAGACTGTGTGGACATTTGCATAAATGTGAGAATATCATCAAACAATTTGGGGATATAATCAGCATCCAAATTATCAACCTGTTGCTGTAGATTAGCATTGAATTGAGGCATAAAATAATTTTGAAAGAAAGCATTTTTATACTCAACTTTAGGTAGTTCATTTGCTTGCACTTTGAAGTGAGGAACATCAAATTCACCATAAATAGCTGATGAAATATCTGAAAAATTTCCATAGAAATCATCATTAATGTAGTCTTTATAACGAAGGATATCTCTGTACAAATCAAACTTTGGGGTTATTTGTTTTTTAGATTTGCCCTGCATATATTTTTTACATTGTAATATAGATTGTTTCTTATTACACTTGTGATATATTGCAACAATATCACCAAAATGATTTTTACATCTTCGGGTTCGAATATAATATGGCTTTCGTGTATAATCATATTTAGGATAAGCACTGTATTGATCAAAAGATTCACATTGCACTTGAACTTGTGTAGTTTCTTCACACTGCACACGAAATTGTGTAAATTTGAAATTTTGAATCTCTTCTTCAAGAACAACTCTTATAATTGAGACATCAAAAATTCTTGTGAACCACTCACGCTCAAATTCGAGAACATTATTGAACATAAAATCTTCAATGGTGACATAGTTCAGATGGAAAAATCTGTTGCGTAAAACTAAGCATTTATCCATAGGATAAGTATTACACAAATTCAAATAGACTTGATTAATTGCTGTTATGGTTGGTATATTAGTGGAAGTTACTCCATGATTAGCATAAAAATATTCATCAACATTAGGTACATATCTAGGTAGATATGTGAGGATTAACATGTAAATATCATCAGGCAAATCATTAAGACGATTATAGGAGGTTTCATGGAAATAAGATTCTTTTTCCTCAAGAATATCGTCAGAACGTTCAAGATAAACATTTTCAAAAGAATTGATTACACAATCAACATCGTCATCATCATCACAAAAAATGCGTTGAATAGACTTTTGTAAATTGCATATAGGTGACATGGGTCCATCACTTTCATAGTAACACTCACATTCGTTAATGTTAATAGTGAATGAAATATTTTGTGGGGCTTCCACTTCGTTTGCCAGGCGCTCTGGACATCGTAAAATCGTTTTTTCGTTAATTGTAGCCATAGTTAAGTAGTTTTGATTTTAAAGGTATTAAGAGAACAGCTTTTTCACTGGTGGAGAGTTTTCCCTGTGTACAACGGAGTACCAAGGGGGGTTTCGAACAGGCTCCTCTGTCCGGTAAAGATAAGTATAATGATTCAAATTCATAGACTGAAGCATCAATATGAATGGCTAAATGAATATTATACGAACACTAATAGCTAGCACGCTAAAAAGTGTTCAAAATATGTAAAGTTCTTTACGAAGATAAAAGGTTCATAGTCCTTAAACAACTTCTGAATGTAATGAAATATACTAGATTTTTATTTTTATTTTTATTGTTTTTGTAAATATAGCTAAGTGTGATTCTAGGGATCACAATCAGTAGGAAAGCCTCCAAATATAAGGAGACTGAAATATAGCTAAGAGGTTAGTGAATACAGCACACTAACATTAGTAGAGACGACAAATAATAAGGGGGTTTTCAAGAATGTGATGTAGAAATGAACTTTAGTACTTGAATACTAAAACGAACGTCATCAAGAGAGGGTGGATAATATAGAATTGAAATATTGAGATCAATGGTAAGGGACAAAATATAGACAATAGGTGTAGAAACCTAAAGTAATATAATGTTAGGCCTTTACAGAGTCTGATATTTTGAATAAAATACATCTTCTTTCTGACAACAAACTGGAGGGATACGCGGTTAGCGT